GAAACCGTGGGAACTCTGGGATGGAAAAGAACGCTCATAATGTCGTCCGTAAGGGCCTCACTAATGAAGCGTGGCAAGAATTGTCAAGTGGTTTCCAATCTCTTTCGAGTCTGGTAGTGGCTGCAGCACCGCAAGTGTACGAGTCACTACTACCAAAGACATTGGTTTCGATTTCCCAAGCCCCTACCAGCTTTGCGGCTAGTATTGGAGCTTTAGCTGCCACCGTAAAGGTGACGCAGAAATTCATAAACCTCTTCAAGAGGGATCCCGTCGTGCTCGGAACGCAGGCTCATTTTGAGTATAAACCTGTCAGTAAACCATGGCAATTTCCCTCAATGTTGAATGTTTGTGACTTTGTCGCTGCTATTTGTTTGTGGAAGCGCGACATTGCCATCTCTCAAGGTGTTGCGAGATTGGCTACCACCGTTAGTTCTCGATTGGTTCGGGATGACGTGTGGGTTACGGAGGCTTTGGTCGATAGCACCAATGGCAAGGTGTTAAGCGTTCGCTCACTAGGCCTGGTGTATTTCGCGGCGCGCGTTGCTTTCAAAGTCCTTTCCATCCTGCGCACTCGGAGACAGAGTGTGATAGGGGCGGCAGTTGCCACGAATTTTATATCTGGGACGCTATGCGTCGGTAGTTCTTCGGAACAGCGCCAGATTTTCGTGGATATGCCGATGGTGGAGACGTCGGGTCCCACCTGGAACCACACCCATGGCCAGTCGGCAATGCACCGCAACACTGGAAGTGCCACTTCAGTGTTAGCATGCCGACTCCTAGGACGCGAGCCATATATGGTTCAGTCCTCATTGTCTGATTTGCGTAAGAAGCTGTCAGCTTGTCGGTCGTTTTATTGGCCGAAGGATTTGGCCGTCAAGCCAGAGGAGTTTTCCTTCGACCCAGCTGTCCAGGCTGGAGTTTTGGTTGACGTTGATTATTACATGGACATGAACAAATACCTAGCAGAGAATCCTGGTCTGCATTTTGTTTGCACCTTTCAGCCGTCGGCGGTGGCTAAGGGTGATGGAGAGTATACTTTCAGATTCCTGGAAAATGATGATGTGGAGTACAGAGTTAGTGGCGGTGCCACGTATGTACACCCGGTCTGGAGTTACTCTGGCGACACGATATTGGTTAATGACACCGGAGTCGTTGCTACCAAATACGTCGCTTACCATATTGATCGTAAACGTGTGGACGATCATCATTGCATTGTTATGTTGTCTTTGATAGCCACATACAGTGCTCCTTCATTGGTGCCTGCCTCTCTGCTGTTGGAGGGGAAACCGTTGGAGAGACTCAGACCAATACAGAAAGGATTTGCTGTCCTGGATGTTATAACAGCCGAAGGTCTGAAACGTAGCGTGGCTAACTTGGGGTCCCACAATGCGTGTACACTTCCTAAAGTCCAGTTTGATGCTGCACGTGATGTGCAGATGGTTGCGAAGGTGCCGATCACCCCAGCCATGGTAGCTAGTAATATCTCCCCGTCAGACCCGGCCGGTCTACCGACCGAGAGGATGCAGCCAGGTCATGCTGCAGTTTTGGCGGGATATACCCGTGCAAATTTGCCACTGGATCCCCCGGTGGTTTACCCCGCGAGTGAGTCGTGTTTGCCTATCATGTTTGACAAACACGACTATGACGCGCCCGTACCGTTAGCTGGTTTTGGCTCCCCTCTGATCGGGCCCAACTACGCGTACTCTGATTCTATTGCGGCGGATAAGGCCTGCATAGATGGGCGAGTCAAGGATTTCACTGAGGCGGCTTACGCCCAAGCTGAGAAACCCATTCCCCCGACCATGGCTGGATACATGGTGGAATTTGTTGAACGTATGGTTCCAGTTCCCCACCAAGGTCACCCAGTGGATCACGATGAAGTGCGTGAGAAGCAGGATAAACCCTCACAGAGAGCCATTCTGGAAGAGGCTTCTTTTACCGGCAAGTGGTATAAGAAGGCGTGGAAAGTATTCAAGAAGAAAGAGGCAGCACAGAAAGTCTCCAACCCACGCAATATTTCACAGATGCCCCCTGCTGTGAAATTGGAGTACAGTACTTTTATGTACGCCTTTCACAAAGCGGTCATGGCAGAGCAGGAATGGTATGCTTTCAACAAGACCCCGGCGGAGTGCGCCCAGCGAGTATGCAAAGTTTTGCAGAAAGCTAAGTGGGCGGTCTTAGCCGATGGTTCGCGGTTCGATGGTCACGTCGGACGCAGAGCCCGTATCCTGGAGCGCATGGTCATGTTGCGTTTCTTTGCACCTGAACATCACAGTGCTTTGAACGATGCCATGGACCAGAACATAGCGCTCCCTTCCTCTACCGAACATGGATACAAATATCATAATGGCTATGGTAGAGGGTCCGGGTCCCCAGAGACCTCCGATTTTAATTCGGTCGATACGGCATTTATTGACTACTGTGCGTGGCGTAATACCACGGTCAACGGCCGAAAGTGCACCGCCGACGAGGCATGGGCCCGTCTTGGAATATATGGTGGTGATGATAGTCTTGCAGGAGACGTCGATCCTAATGCACTTAAGAAGAGTGCTGAGCTGATGGGGCAGAACTACGAGATTGAGGTAGTGTGCCGCGGCCAGCCCGGAGTGAACTTCCTTAATCGGTGGTTCTCGCCTGATGTGTTCGATGGGGATGTGAACTCCATGGCACATTCGTCCAGGCTTCTTGCTAAGCTTTGGATTGGACCTCGGGTCTTGAAAGAGCCCTTGGTCCGTTTTGCGGAGCGCTGTTCTGGCTACTACCGCATGGACCGCAATTCTCCAGTTATCGGTGAGATAGTGGTCTTAGCCCACGAGCTAATGGGTAGCTACGTGGATGGAGCGCTCATGCCATGGGATGGCAGGCACTCGTTGGAGGCGAACTGGCCGAATGAGGATTCTGGCTGGATGTGGGACTACTTTAATCAGTTTGTTCCCGACTTCGACATTGAACGATTTCGCAACCACATTGCCATGGTGGCGTCGTTCAGGGATCCAAAACTACTTTTGCGGTTTCCTCTTTGTACTGCGGCGCCCATGGATCCGGTGGTGGTAAAAGAAGTAGTTGTCGTCGGCGAGGAGCTGATGTATCCGTCTGAGTGGCCAAGTGATACCACGGGCGGAGACCGGCCCAAGGGGAAAGAAGAGGCCGATGAGGAGACTAAACCCGAGTTTCCTGCTCTTGAAGAGGTCAAGAGCGGGGCGGAAATCCCGCCCCTGGACCCTGCTGTCACGGCTGCTGATAGAGTCGTGCCCAAAGCTGATGCTGATGGGAAGCGGGCCCAAACTGGGCGAAAGCAAGCGCCCAGAAAGTCTCCGAACGCGGAGCCACCCAAGAAACTTGATCCTAATGCTTGGGCTGCGCCAAAACAGCGACCTAATGAGAACGACAAGACATTCCTCGAGCGTTATGAGGTTTGGCACAAGAAACGTCGTGCTGTTGCGGCAAGGCTAGGGGTGGCTATAGCACCCAGAGCCACACAGATCGCGTCCTCTCATGGATCTATTGATGAGACGGATGGACACCCAAGACCCAACCCATGTGAAAATTGTGGTGGGGACGACGCACTGTGCACGGATTGCTTTCGAGATTTGTGCCAGTGGTTCGTTCAGTTTGGGGATGGTGCCCACGACTCGAGTAGGGCGTGGCGATCTGCTCCGCGGGATACACAGATAGCATCATCCCACGGTACAATTGACGAAACTGACGGTCACGCAGCTATGGAGGCTAGCAATATTCGCTATGCCCCTAGGTTTTCCGCGTTACTTCAGAACACGGCGCGCCGACGAGAGTACAGGCGATTGCATCGTGAAAGGTACGCGTTTGGGACCTTAAACTGGTGGTACGAGGGTATCAGAGTTTTCGGCCCCCGTCAGAGCCAAATTCGTTCTGCCAACGGCTCCATTACGGGCCTTGATGACGTGGACGTTGACGGTGTCGTCATCACGCGTAAGCGTGCAACATTTTGGGTGGAAGACGATTTCACCAACTATGAAGCTTTTAAATTGGTCTGTGACTGCCTGACGGAGGGACGCCTCCGCGTCGAATTTATTTACGATAACGACATGACTAAGGGCCAAAAGAAGAAGCAAAACACCAAGACCCAATCTCAACGGGC